GTAAGTCCAAAGTGTAAGACACGTGCCACTGATTAATCAGGGCATTTCAAAATTAATAGGAAAATAAAATGTCTCTAAAACTTTTACAACCAGGCACTGAGCCTTTGGGTCAATTTGATGGTCACGATTCCGAAACTCTACTTTTTAAGGGTGGAGAAGTTTGTGCTTTCGCATCCGTTCCAACTGAGAGCCAACCAGGCGTTACTCAACCAGGTTTCGATCAAGCCGCATACGATGTATTCGACGGTTATGTTCAAAACCCAGCCGGCACCTACCTACGTCCAGCCGTTTCCAGAAATTGGAATGCCTCTACTTCTGGTGGTGTTGTTTATCCACAAGGCGCTACTACTCGTCCAGTCTTCTTGTCTGACGATGGTATTCTAGGATACGGAACTCTATTCGGAGCTGTCGTCGGTGGAACTGTTGGTCAACAAGTCAACGGTCCTCTAACCTACACTGGTGCAATCCTCGGTCCTTCCACTGCCACTGGCTCTGGTAAGGTAACTTTGTGGGACAAACCAGGTCTATACGCTGTCTCTTTGGACGCCGTAGACACTACTGCTGCAACTGGTCTAGTACCAACTAACGTAGCTAACGGTCTAACTGTTGGAAGCGCACTATCCTTTACCGCAGGCGCCTTTGGTCTCGGTGGTGGTTTGCTAACCCCAGTAACCGGTGGTACTCCAGCCGCAGGTGCTCCAACTGTCGCTAACTTCATTGAGTTCAATACTAACGGTTCTTTGGTAACCACTCCAAACTACTTGGTAGCCGCTCTAAACAGCCCATCTGGCAACGTCAGCTCTTTGCAAACTAGAACCTTCCAGTTCGCAACCATCGCTTTCAGACCATTTAGCTGATAACTGAATCACTTAAAAGTCTAGCCGAGTGGCTGGATGGACGCAAGTCCGCATCCCCTCAAAAGGAACCACTCACCCTTTTAACAAAGTAAGTTTTTTCCCGCTGGTAAAACTGGCAACCCTTTCTAGGAGAACCTATGAATATGTTCAATAACCAAGGCGTAGCAAACGCCTCATCCCTCAAGGATGCCCTACAGACATTGGTAAAGTACGCAGCCATTCTCGAAGAGAATACTCCTGCTAACCAAGGTCTAGCTGGTCAACCATCTCTAAGTGATGATAAACGTGACGAATTGATTTCTCGCGCTATCATGACTCAAGATGGAAAGATCGCTTTGGCTCAAGCCATGGCAAACCCAATCCGTAGAAACCTCGACTATCATGGTATCGCTCGTCGTGCCCTAGTTGTCGATCCATTGCCACAAGGTGCTATGCCAACTTACGATAGAGATATCGATGTTGCCGCTGTAGTTATCTCCAGCAACGGTACTGGCCCAGAGTCCAGAGTCTTCGGTGACAGAGTAGTTGTTCCTGAATTCGAAATCTACGCAAACCCAACGGTGAGAATCGCTGAAGTTAAGCGTCGTAGATTCAACGTCATTGACAGAGCTGTGCAGAAGGCTCGTCAAGAAATCATGGCTCAAGAAGACGCAAACGTTTTCGCAGCCTTGGACGCAGCCTCTTCTGTTGAAAACACTCTAACCGACATCGCTGATGCTGGTCTTCTCAAGAGAGACCTAGTTGAAATCAAGCAACAGATTGATCGTTGGGACCTAGTAACCACTAAGTACTTCATGAATATCAATGAATTCACTGATATTCTCAAGTGGGGTAGCGGTGGTGGACAAGGCGTAGGCGGCGGTGATTTCGATCCCGTTACCATGCGTGAAGTTCTACAAACTGGTCTATATGCTCACATCTGGGGTACTGACATTATGGTATCCAAGATCGTTCCACCTGGCACGATCTATGGTGTAGCCGACCCTGAGTTCGTAGGCGTTATGCCAATCAGACAGGACATTGAAGTTCTACCAGCCGACGAGCCAAAGCAATTGAAGCTCGGATGGGTTGTCTCCGAAATTATCGGAATCGCAATTGTAAACCCACGTGGCTGTGCAGCAGGACGTAAATCAGTAGTCATCGGAGC